AGTTTGTAGATCAGATCAGCGCGGGTTGTCATAGCGTCTGAATTCTTATCTCACCACAGGCGGCTCCGCAGCCGCCACACTCAGCGGAGAGTAAGCGAAGGGATGTGTCTTCTCTGAAGTCAAGTCCGACATGGCCACAGAATGGACACGGCTTAACTGCGTCCAGCATGTATGTCATTTGATCTCTCCTAAAGAATATGCTGTCACCCGTGCATTGCGCCCTGCGTCCGGCACGCTAACCCGCACTAACTCGTGGCGCTTGATCATCCCAGAAAGCGCTGTGTATACGGATCGCATTGGCACGTCCACGCCCATCCATATTTGCCGCCCGGTTGAGCCTGGGTGATCGCGTAAGAACGCTCGAATCTTGTCTGTGTTAGTCATGCTACTCGGCCCCACTGATCCGCCATTGCGCTTGCGATACCCATATAGGTGCGGCTGCGCTCTTTCCACCTGGTCGGTGATGGCCCGAGTTTGTTTTGCCCGCTAGGAGTCTGATTTCCCCAGATCATTTTTGGCGGTGGAATAATGCGCGTTGCGAATGTGATCCCGTCAACATCTTTGTATTCCACATCATCTTCAGTTGGCCCTATGCAGTCGCAGTCAGCATAGTGCGCGTTGCACTCTGGGCAAAACGGCTCACCGCACATTTCGCAGTCCAACATATCGGCCGCAGACATAACCTTTCTCCAGCCTTTCGGGGGGAAGACTGTTGGCAAGTAGTGTTCCAGTTTTGGCAGACCCTTCAGCCACAGGCAAGTTTTCTTGCTTGCGTCTTCGCCAAACCACCACGGCTGCACAATCTGGTCAGGCTTTCTTATTCGGCTGCTGATGATGCTAATTGGATTCTCAATCGCTATTTTTGCGATTGGCACAGACATTAGTTTTCGCACAAACTCAAGTGCGTTTTCAGTCAACTGCGGATCACGTAGCCCTCGTGCTGTCCAGTGCATTCCCGAGACGCTCAGATATGTGCATGGAGGATGAGCAATCATCAGATCAAATTGCTGGTCATTGATCAGATCAAAGCAGTCCCCTTGGTAGTGGTATGGACTGTTATCTTCTGATGGCTCAAAGTCAGCAGAAAGAACGTCATGCCCAAGCGCAGCAAAGGCGTTGCGCACGCGGCCTGAGTATTCGCAGGCTACCAAGATTCTCAGCGGTTTATTACTCATGCCCTTGCCCCTTTCCACGACCAAGCAGATGCTCGCAATCCTCAAGCAAAAAAACCAGCGCCCAAGCCACGACCACAATGCCAACAAGTGCTGCTCCCGCGACGATGATGTAGTCGTATATCGTCATATAACACCCATCATCAAAGCCAGAAGTGCGACGACCACAAATACCGCCGCAGCCCCTCCAGAGGTGTAAGCAATTTGGCGCAGGACATACCCCCTGAAAGCCATGTCACTCTCATGCAGCTTATGTGGATATAGCGTTCTCAAGTCAGTCATTTTCATGTCGGCTCTCCTTCTATTTCACGTATTGTTTCAACCAGCTTTTGCAACGTGTGCTCCGCCTTCTCTATGTCCGTGCAGCCTCCCTTCTGGCGCTCACGGGCAAGGTACACGATGGCATTGCCTTTGAGCCACCCCCTGTATTCCTCCTCCGTCAGCCACGCTGCAAGCACATCCCATGGCTGGTATTGGCCAAGGTTGTGGTAATGGTCTCCTCCGACCTGTCTGCTGTTTGCGCTCATTTAATTTCTCCAATCATGTGTTTTGTCTGAAATAAATCTGCGTGGTTTGGATGCTTCGCTTTCCAGAGGCGGGCGTAAAAAGCGATGAAGTCGTTGCTGATCTTGAAGTCCGGCCCGGTGGTGATGATGGATACTTCCCACCGGATTCGATTGATGATCAACCAGTGGCTGATTCGCTTACACCCACGAGATACTGCCTCCATGGAGAACCTTTCAAATAGCCTCCAGATGTCCGGGTTTGCTTTATGCCATTCCCACCAATCTCGCTTGCGCTGATCGAACGTCTTGGCTGTCACAGGAACCTCCCGTGCTCCTTGATCGCATCAGTCATCTTCTGCCCGGATGGGTAAGTGGATTCAACCAGACTTGACGCTTTTGATGCCCACTTTTTGTAAGCGACTGCGAATTGATAACTGCCCTCAAGTACCTTGGGCGGAACCCGGCGCAGCAATTCCTGAAGTTGAGACTTGAGACCATTTTGTGTCATGGAGTTACCTTTCTGGCTGATGGTTTGAACAACATAAACTCAGAGCAAACCTCATCTACTACCGTCTCTTTGATGGAGCAATACCATTGACGATCTTTCGCTGGCGATGAGTGACGGCAATGGCTGCAATGCCGCTCAGCCACGTCTGGCTGCCAACAGGATGAGCGCTTGAAACATTGACCGCATTGGTACTCCTTGTTGTGAGAACCGATGCGCTCCTTGTTCACTCCAAAAATGATGGCAGTGACCTTGGCAGCAATCTCTATGCTGCGCTCCTCGTTTGGGTAAATGACCTCGGAGTAATACTGAGAGTTGTCTTTACAGTACACAACGAGAAGGCACTTGATGTCCGTCCCATAGCGCTTCTTGAAGAGGCCCATGCCATCAACGCACTGGTCGTAATACTCCGGTTTTGATAGCTGCACTCCGACCTTGGAGATGCGATCGAATGCTTTTCGGTTCATCGACTTGATTTCCAGAATCATCTGCTCTCCAACTCCGAATAGCTTGATGAGTCCGTCCAGATGGGCCATGTGGTGCCCGTCGTGGCTGGAGAACTCCCACTGCTTACCTGTGCATGGGTCAACATCCTTTACAAGATGGCCAGCAGCCCGGAGTTCCTCCACGACCATGGCCTCTATCCGATGGCCTTGGTCAAAGATTCGCGTGAGCTGCGGGTCGGGTGGGTCATTTGGGAAACCGCGCAGAGTAAGGTGGTGGTAGGCGCCGCATGGGTTTGAGATACCTGATGCGCCTATGTACTTGCGCGCTTTCCCTTCGCTCTTTGAGAAGCTGATGATGCTGCCAGCGTCGAGCGACGCAACGACCATCTTTGCTACGCTTTCTTTCTCTGAGCCGGTTTGACTAGAGCCGGTGGCTTGGATAGCCACTTGGCCGCGTCCGTCTCCTTGATCAAGATCGTCTTGCCCGACAGCTTGTACTCCTGCGGAGTTCGGCCTGCCATGCGGAGGCGACGATAGGTGACGTACGAAAGACTGCTCAAGAGCAGGAACTGACTTAGTGGAATGAACTGCGAGTTGGGTAGTTTCTGTTTTTTTATCATGGGGTTTCCTTTGAATGGGGGCCACGCCCCCGCTGATAAATGATTGGAATGACTGAGGCATGATGTCTGGTCAAAACGGGATATCGTCAGTCATGTCCGTGATCTTGGGCAGCTCTTTGGATGGCTGGTTTCCACCCTCCTCGGGGTTGAAAAACCCTCCGACCTCAGAGGTTGGGTTGCCGTTGTATGTGCTGGCCTTAACGATCACCCCGACAGTCAACCCCTTGATAGAAGCCATCCCGCACCGGCCAATGTTGTCCGGGTCAGGATGGCCACCGTTTACAAGGAGAGACTTCAACCCCTCAAGCCCAATCTTTACTGCTTCTGGGTTTGGGTTGGCGACGTTGATGTTGTCAGTGATTACTCCATCATCACAACGTAGTACCACCTTCAAAATTTTCCCCGTCTTTGCTTTCGTGTCTGCGAGCTTTACATCCGCTACCTTGCAGACATAGCGTCCAGGCTTGAGAACCCCAGCCCCTGCTGATGCTGTGATACCGGCCAAAGACAAGTTTGAAAAAATAAATTCTGACATGATGAGTCCTTAAAGTTAACAACTAACACAACTATGGGTGTAAAAAAATCACTTCTTGGCCCCGAGCTTGGCCAAGATTGTGGTTATATCCCCCGTCTCTTCGACCTGCTTTACTGTCCCTGATTCGTCACGAACCTTGCCTTGCCACCCGAGGTATGTGGCCGTGACGATAGAGCGATGCGATACGATCTTGTCGTCCACGCGGCTGCTGACAGATATGCCACACAGCACGTTATCGAAGATGCCGGGGATTTGCGACTGAACTGCGTTGCCTTGCACCATTGGCAGTTTGACGGCTTCGCCATCGTCGTTCTCCGCGAACTTGACCAGCGCAGTGATTACAACGTGATAGGGAAGGTCGCGGATGAACTTGCAGCTTCCAATCATCTTGTCTTTGTAGAGGCCCCAAAGAGCAAACCCATTTTCCTTCTTGCCGGTGGCGGCAGCTTGGGCAGCAGCTTGGGCATCAGCCCACGAGTACACCATGTCTGACAGCTCCGTAAGGGAGTCAAGCATGATCCACTTGTAGCCAGCGTCCTTGAAATCTTTTGACAGGATCATCCGACAGATCGACACAAAACTGTAAACGTGCTTGGCTGCATCAACCGGGCCATCGAAACTCTGGAATGGCAGGTAGTCGATACCTGCACTTCTTACTGACGATAGGCCAGCCTCTCCGCTGACAATGAAGCCCTTGCCGTAGGCTTTCTGCATGTGCTTCGCTTGAGTCGTCTTGCCCCACCCTGCGGGTGCATAGATGAGGGTCTTGCCAAAGGACGTAGTTTCGTCCTTTGTGTTCAGTGGGGTGAATGCCATGCTCTTACTCCTTAACTATGTCAATGGCTGGAGTGCCGGGCTTGACTTCATAGCAGCCTTGAAGCTGTTGTTGCTCCACCAACGGGAGACGCCTCAGTACGCTCATGTCGATGCTGTATGCCAGCTTGACGTGAGCAGGCTTGTCGCTACCGTAAAGGGCGTCAAGCTCTTCTGAATCCCATGCGTACTTTTCTGGATACTTTATGGTTAAAGTAAATCCTCCTGCCTTTACGGTGTGCTCACCGACCTCCTTTGGTGCGAGATTGAGCAGCGCCTTACGTGCTGCCGTGTACTCCTCCTTGGCCTGCTGATGCACAGCTTCCTTGATCACGTAGTCTCTGATCACTGTGTACTCTGGTGTCTGTGTGCCCATGTGGTTCCTTAAAAAAAAGATTGTGTTTATTGATTACTATTGCAACCAATGGCTGTTATTCTATGACACAATTCAAGCAACTGCAACGAGCAGTGAAATTTATTTTTTGAAAGGGCAACATGGACAAAGAAGCACAAGACGCATACAGATCACAGCTCAGAAAAATGGGCTATCTGTACCTCAGCTTGGGGTGGTCAATCATCCCCATGCACTTATCTCAAAAAAAGCCAGCGGTCACTTGGAAGGATTACCAAACGACACCCGCAAGTGAAGAGCAGGTAGAGAGCTGGCTTGAGGATGGCGTGCCAGATGGGCATGGCGGCCTGACAAAAATTTTTGGCTGGGCTGTACTCACCGGAAAGATCAGTGGTCTGGTAGTGCTTGACTGTGACAATCAGGATGCAATCAATTACGCCTTGGGCGAGGCGTCATTGTTCAGTCTTCTTAGCACCCGTACAACGAGAGGTCAGCACTTCTATTTTCGGTATCCTGACGGCATTGCGCGGGTGCAGTGCCAAGTCGGCGGCTCGGGCGCGGAATGGATAGCTCCGCATGGCGTTGATCTAAGGGCTGATGGAGGATATGTCGTCGCGCCGCCAAGTATCAAGTTTGATGGCGACGGAAAGTTTGTGCATCAGTACGCCTACAACTGCCCGGACGAAGAGATCGAAAACTTTTCTTCCTCTCTGCCGATCTGGCCAGGCATCAGTAAGCGAGTCGAGCCAGCACCCGTGCCCATGGGTGAGTGGAGCTTCGATTCGCTCAATCTTTCTGCCGTAAGAACCTACGGAGAGGGGGTCTGGAAGCAAGCCAGTGATCGGGTGGCTGGCATGGGGCGCAAGATGCACGACGGCGATGGTCGCAACAACTGGTTGGTGCGCTACATCGGAGAGTGCATTTCGTCGAGCATGTCTGATGTCGAGCTGCGGAATGCCAGCGTGCAATTTCAGACTGAGTTCTTTGACCCGGTGCTACCGATATCGGAGTCAGAGGCCGCGCTGACATCGCTGCTGGCCGCAGACAAGCGCAATCACCCAGAGAAGCACGCAGCGATTCAGGTGGTCAGGGAGAAGCAAGACAAGAAACGGGGCGTACTTCGTCTGATCAAGCCAAGCACGCTTGGAGAACTGAAAAAGATGGCTGGCGAGAGTGGATTCTTGATCGACCCATACGTGCCGCCAAACTCCATCATTCAAGTAGTCGGCTTCAATGGCCACGGGAAGAGTTTGTGGCTGTTGCATACGATCTGGGCAGCGTCGAGAGGGGAGAGCTTTGGAAGCGGGTATTGCACAAGCAAAGTGCGTACCCTGTACTTGGATTTTGAGGGCAGCATCACTACTCTGCACGAGCGAGTGGATTGGTGCGATCAATCCATGGGGCCGATGAGCGACGAGCTGGTAATCTGGAACGCCAGCGCTGCTGATGACTCCATGCCGCTGTCTGAGCCTGACTCTGTGCAACGTCTGCAAGAGATGATCAACGAAGTCAAGCCTCAACTCGTCATCATTGACACCGTCCGGCAAGCGTGGTCAGGGATGGATGAGAACTCCCCTCATTCGTGGGTGCGTGTCAACGAGCTGGCGATGGCGTGCCGAAACGCTGGAATGAGCGTGATACTGGTGCATCACCGCAACAAACCCACAATGACGGGCCATGGGCGCGAGGCTGGCAGCACGGCCCAGCTCAAGGACTTGGATGTGCAGATCATCATCACCAAAGTCGTGCAGGATACAGAGCAAGCAAAGCGTGAGGCAGCCATGCCGGATGCTGCAACTTTTGTAGCAGATTTTGCGGGCAATCAGACAACAGCATGGGCTTATCTGGAGCGCACTCTTACAGAAGACTTCAAAATCAAGATGGTATTTGAAGTTGCTTTTGGGAAGACCAGAAAAGCAACTGATAATAATGTTACGACCTATGTTGGTCTAGCTCAATCATCGTCCACGGGGGGGTGGCGAACGGTACACAGCCTGACACCTATCCAAAAGGTGATCGCGTTAAATCGCAAAGGGTGTTCGATTGAAGACATCAGCCTCAAAACGGGCGTATCTCAGCCGACAGTCAAATCATGGGTATATAAAATTGGGGACAAAAAATGACAGTCGTTAGATCAATAAACATTGAAATTTGCAACGCAATCACAATCACCAAAATCAAATCTGAAGATGGGAGCGAGGCCGTTGTCTGCGCATCCTTTGATGATGATGGCACTGTGACGTGGAGCGTGGACAACCTCAAAGGGAAAAGCATCTCACGCGATGCACTAGCCTACGCCAAGGCGATCTACTACGCCCTGCTCGAAGAGGACGTGAAAGACCTGACATGAAGCCGTGGTGTACTTACAAAACCACTCACCCAAGCGGGCTTCATTACCATGGAAAGGGCAGGACTGAACTTGTTCTTTCCGGGAGATATACAGGGTCGGGAGTACGCTACAAGCTGGCGCTGACATGGCCTGGGTACGACCAGTCAACGTGGACGACAAGCATCCTCGAAACCTTTGACACCGAGGAGGAAGCCTACTTGGCAGAGGAGCGGATTGTCCAGCATGAACACCTTGCAGACCCGATGTGCCTGAACATGATGGCAGGAGGTAGGAAGGGGAAGTACAAGACGCAATCAAGTCTTCTCCG